TTATTGAGCTACCGTTTACAGCTGAACAAGAAAATAAGATACGAGCCTTTTGCAGCCAGGAAAACGGAGCAGGCTATGACTGGTGGGGTTTAGTAGTTAGTCAGCTTGCTCATTTTAGAAGAAGTCATAATACACGCTGGTTTTGCAGCGAAATAGTGTGTGCTGGCCTACAGGTAGTTGACAAGTTCCCAGCCCTGCCGCCCTGCTCAATGTGCCCAGCAGACGTAAGAGCCATACTACTTTGTAGTGGTTATAAAGTTTTACCAGTCAACTAAATCTTCTAAGTCTTTATAGGCTTAGTCATTACAGTTTAGACTTTGTCACGCCATGTAGTCTTGGCTATCTTTATTATCGTCAAGTAGACCTTAGCAGTTTTATCTGTACGATGTAGCTATGGAAAACAACATCGACCCACAGGACTGCCCACACTGCAAAGTTAAGATGATTGTTATAGACGACCAGAGATTCCTTAAATGTCAAGACTGTAAAGCTGTGTTCGGCCCCTATGAGACTGAGCCAGCTTACTACGAGCATGGCTAGACTGTTCAGGTTTCATATGTAACCTGTTGGCACATATGGACATTTCTAGCTTACTGACCGTTTTAGGCACTGCGTCACCCTATGTAGCCACTGTAGCAGCTATAGTAATTATCATATACATGGTAATTCAGTATAGGACTAAGAAGCAGGAAACATCAGAAGTAGAAGCTTTAGACGCTAGACTAGGTAAGATAGAGAGCAAGATGGATCAGCACGACAAGGGCGCTAACGACAGGCACGCTGCTATGACCGAGATGTTCGGCCTGATGCTTAAAGAACTCCAGACTATTTCAGCTGCTAATACAGGTACGCTAAGCCCAGAGGATAGTAAGAGGATTATAAGAAATCAGTTTAGATGGGCTAGAGAAGAGTTATTAAAGATTGCTAGAGCTTCAATTGCCCGTAATCACTTTAGAGGAAGAGAGAACCAAGTTAGCGGTAAAGTCTACAGAGCTTGGTTCCAGACTGGCAAGGCCTCTTTTGATAGCATAGACCAATTCGACAGCGTTAAGTTTCCGTATCACCCACTGTATAGCCATATACTACCGCAGATCTGGCTGACAGCTTGGGACCTTATTATTCCTGTGTATCACTATAACAGCTGTGATTATAAGCCGTCTCAGGCCGATATAGACGCTAGGTTTGAAGAAGCCGCTAATAGTATTTCAATGATGTATGACAGTGTGCTAAGTATTTACTTTAGCTCCATTGAAGACCCTGAGTTAGGTTTAGCTTACAGCGGTATAAAACTTGAAACGCAGCTTATTGAAGATCCAAGTATTCCAGAGGAAATGGCTAAACGTATGAAAGACTACGTTAATTATAAGCAGTCCGGTGGATGTACAGATAAGTGGACTACCACCCCATCACTAGAAAGCATACGTATACTGGTTAGTGGCACATTAGCAGACTTGACAGGTAAGGAATCTAAGTTATACCAGCGTGTAAAGTCAGATGCTAATATACCGGCAATGGTATGAATAAGAACACGATAGCAGGCCTAGCCTTAGCGGCTGTAGTTATTTCTACAGTATTCTTTAATAATCTCGGCCAGCCTGCTGGTACAATAGAGGGGAAGGATCCTATAAAGGAAGATCCACCAAGCCTGCACTTCTATAAGACAAGTAAGGACGCAGTAGGAACTCTGACTATTAAAGATAAAAATACAAATAATGTACTGGGTAAATACGTTATGGATGGTAGGTCAGTACTTTATGACAGTGACCTAAACCAGGACGTTATAGCCTCGTTTAAGTCAGACTACTACATGGTTGACTGGACAGAGCTAGACTACGGAGCCATTGCTGCCGTAGCTTACGGTGCCAATACACACACTATACAGCCCGGCTTAAGGGTATCACCAGTAAGACTGCTTTACGGTACTATGGCAGCAGACGCAGTATTGACACAGGATTTTTTAGGTATTGGCGCAAGCTTTTATATGCCAGCAAAATACGCACCTACGCCGGCTTTGCGCCACTTGGGAGTCGGGGCTTGGTACTGTACTACATTAAACTCTGACAACGACAACCCAGCGTTACTACTAGGTCTTACTTTTAGTACTAAGTTTTAAGGCTTGACAGATATCGTTTTTAGGTAATGTGCTGATATGTCAAAAAAGATCACCACTGACGAGTTTATAGCTAGAGCAAAGGTAGTGCATAAAGACGCATACAACTACAGTCTAGTTAGCTATAAAAGAATGAGCGATCCAGTATATATTGTATGCGCTATTCACGGGCAATTTACCCAGACGCCACACCAACATCTAAAGGGGCGCGGGTGTTCAATCTGTGGTATAACAAAGAATAAGAATAATAGAACGCGAAGTACAGACGAGTTTATAGAAAAAGCCAAGGCGGTTCACGGGGATAAATACGATTATAGCTTGACTGAGTATAGTGGCTACGGCTTACCCATAAGATTAATATGTAGGGAGCACGGTGAGTTCAGTCAGGTGGCCGCAAACCATATCCGAGGTAATGGGTGCCCAAAGTGCGGCAGAAGGTCAATAGTAAGAGCCCATGCGTATACTACAGCTAAATTCATAGACATGGCGTCAGAGATACACAGTGACAAGTACGACTATAGTTTAGTGAATTATACAGGCAGCAACGAGTTGGTTAAAATAATATGCAAGCAACATGGTATGTTTGAACAAACAGCTATCTCCCATTTAAGCGGTTACGGGTGCAGACTGTGTGGAATAGATAAGGTGTCGTCCGACCTTGCTAGTGATACCACTAGTTTTATTAGTAAAGCAAAAGCTAAACACGGTGATAAGTATGAATATGCGAACGTAGTTTATACTAGGTCGCCCATTAAAGTAAGTATAACATGCCCCAAACATGGTGACTTTCTACAGTCACCGTCAGACCACTTAGCCGGCTACGGATGCCCCGTTTGTTGTTCGTCTAAGGGTGAACTTTTAGTGTCAAACATACTAAGTAAGCTTGGTATTGCGTTTAGTACGCAAGTTAAGTTCCCTGGCTGTAGACACACAAGCTTACTTAAATTTGATTTTTACATACCTAGCGCTAATACGCTGATTGAATATGATGGTGCTCAGCATTTTACTAACGTCAACTTCTTCGGCGGTGAAGACGGACTGGCTAAGCGTAAACTTAGAGATTCCATAAAAACAGCCTGGGCCAAAGACAACAGTTACAATTTGCTGAGGCTAGACTATACTATGTCAGCAGAGACAATTAGACAAAAGATCATGGAAGAGCTTAACATTAAGGAGGTAGCATGAGCTTATCTGACGCCATCACAGCATTTACTAAGAAGCCAAAGGCAAGTATAACAGACGAGATAGGCCACAGCGATATGACCAGCACAAGACTGTGGGCTGTCGTAATTTTAATAGCCCTGGTGTTATGGTTTTCAAAGGGTGTCTTAACCCCAGATACGCTAGCTCTATGCTTTTATGCCGTTATAGCTTATCTAGTCTGCAACACCTTGACAAAGCTTCTACAGTTATACGCAAACATGAAAATCAAACTAGCAGCTATAGAAGCAGCAGGTAAAGGTAACTTGACAGGTGCAGAGTGTGATATGATAAGGCAGACGGAGTAACTGCTTTATATTGTCCACGTAAACACTAAGATAGTCTAACACAGAGGTGTCAAATTCCGTTTAAATCTCAGAAACAAAGAGCCTGGATGTACGCTAATCATCCACACATGGCTAAAAAATGGGAAAAGCACACTCCTAAAGGTAAGAAATTACCGAAGTACGCAGCTGACACCACAGTCGAGTCGTTTGTAGCACCAGTTACAGAGTCGGCTAGACAGCTAAGTGCTATTTTACCGCATGACGCTCCTACTGAGCTAAGCGACAAGGTAGAGCACCTACTAGCTGCCAGGGAAGAGCTTAAGCGTCAGAAGAAGGAGAAAGGACATAACTTAACGAGCAGATTACTTGCTAATGCGGCTCTTGGTGCAGGCGTTGCCGGACTAACTGGGCTTGGCAAGGGGTTTTTAGGCAGCAAGTTACTGCCTGATTCGATATCAACAACTGGAACTGCACTTACGATGGCAGGCATAGGCGCTGCTGGTGGAGCAGGACTAACATTAGCTCGTCACTTACTAAGAAAGAAACTAAAAGATAGAGCGTCTAAGGATATAGAGGAAGCCGACCCAGTAGTAAAGTATGTTGCCAGCCACCCTAAAACTTACCAGGCTGCTAAAGAGCATGAGAGTGCCTCGTACGCACCATGGCGCGGTTTAGAGTTAGGAGCCTTATTAGGTGGTGCAGCTGGCTTAACCTCTGGTAGTCTTAGTGGCGGTTCAGTGCCTGTACAAACACTTGTAGGATCTGGTTTAGGAGCAGCAGCTGGAGCAGGCCTTGGCTATCTTTACAGTAAATATAAAAAGAAAAAGCTTTTAGATAACATCGAACTGAGTTTGTCAAGCGTACCCAGTCCAAAGGCCCAGGAAGCAGTTATTGAGGCAGAAGTGGAAAACACACCAGAGCTATTAAAGGCTGCCGAGTCTGTAGACGACTTAGCAGCCAACCTAAGACAGCAATATCAGACGTATAGGTCTAGGCCATATGCTTTAGACATGTATGGCCATAATCCCTATGCAACTGGTCACTATAGCGAAGGTGCTAAGACTCAATATACCTTCGACCCCTATGACGCCAACCTAGGTTTAACAGCTGGGGCGTCTGTTCCGCTTGCGCCAGCTAGGCAAGCACAGCCCACGCCGGAGAGAGTAATGGCCGTTGAGAAGGCTGGTCTAGCTGACCTATATCCTGCTCAGTCTTTAAAGACTTTACCGCTACCACAGCTGCAGAGGCATGTAGAGGCTGTAAACGCCGATAAGGACAGGGTAGTACAAGAAAGGGATGCTAGGATCCAGTCAGTACAAGCAGAGGCTGATCAGCTACAAAATAAGTCTCAACAGGCTGTACAGCGTAATAAAGACTTGATAGCCAAGTGGAAGGCTAGAGATACAGCTAAGCAGGAGCAGATGGCCAAGATGGGCCCCACTACGCCAGCTGCTCCTGTGAAGCCAGCCTCTCAAGGTAATATCAGGCTAGACATGTCTAGTAAGCCTGTTGTAGGTATGGAAAAGCTTAGCGCAGCCCTAGAAGCTTTTATAAAGAAAGCCATTGACGGCAGAGGACCCATAGTAGCTTCAAATGGTCCTAAGATGCGTGGTATGGGTGGCCCTCCACAGCGCTGGTCAGCTGTTAGAGGAGGTGTAGTTATTGATGAGACGCATAGGCCTACGAAGCTTGCAGAGGTTGAAGAGTTCGAGCTAGAGCTTAAGAAGATTGCTCAGCTTAATAAGAAAGTAAAGATTGCCGAATCTAAGAAGCTAAGAGAGCGCTCAGAGGTTATTGTCGATAACGGTACAGGCGTATTAGCCATTAAAAAGGACGGCTACCTCCTACTTCCTGGCGGCGGTATCAATGAGGGCGAATCAGCTGAGGAGGCCGTAAAGCGCGAGACAGTTGAAGAAGCTGATATGCATATTAAGGGTGTAAAGTTTGTAAGCACTATAGACAGCCTATTCAATCCTGAAAAGCCTATAATGCCTGAGTATGACGGTGAGTCTTCAAACTTCTTTACGGCTAAAGCAGGCGAAAAGGCTAACGAGAATCACGAGGATAACGAAGACTTTAAGTTTATCCCATACGCTGAGGCTATCGAGTTTTTAGTTGAGTGTATGAAGAAGCCAGAAAATGAGTGGGCTTTACAAAACAATGCTCAGCGTTTATTGCTTATTAGCGAACTAGACAAGCCTAAGAATGTCGAATTAGTTAAGGAAGCTGACGTAGCTACGTTCATACCTAAGAAGGAAACTCTAGCCTTTACACCTAATGGCAAGCTACTTATAAAGGCTTTAGGAGATCGTAGAATCGAACTTCCAGGTGAGGTCGAGGGTGCCACCCCTGTCCCATACGAGCAGGCTGTAAAGTTTGTACCAGATCAAGGTATACCAGAACCTGGTGCGCATGGTTACGAGTACCATCTACAGCAGGCAGATGTTCCAGCTATGGAAGGTTACGAAGAGATGGACCCAGACGAAGTTTTGAAAAATCTCTACGCGTCATTGGGAAAACCGCAAAATAAACAATACCAAGCTTTAGACAGGAGCAGAGCAAGGGCTATATTAAGGATACTTAAGAAGCGTAAGCCTAACCTTCCTTTACCGACTATCTAATGCTACCAAGACAGGGTAAGTTTGGTCCAGTTACTGTCCGAGACCTAAATGGTACTCGTTCCCTTCTTATTAATTCTCAAGTTCAGGGATCAGCCTTCCTAGACGAAAACAATAAGCCAACGCCTATCTCAAGCTCTGCCTATAGTTATGGCTGGCTAATAGCTGGCCTAAACCATCCAGAAGGGTCAGGCTTAAGCGTCGGGCTAGGGTCTGGTCAAGGCATAATCATGCTTCTTGATCAGTTTCAAGATGTAGATATGACAGTAGTCGAAATAGACCCAGTAGTGGTTGAAACAGCTTTAGAGCATTTCCCGCTGTTGCAGCACTATGTAGACCTAGGTAGGCTTAACATAGTCGTAGACGACGCTACAAATTACCTAGACAATATAGATGGTATATTCGACTTCGGCTTATCAGACGCCTATACAGGTAAAGGGCAACTTGTAAATAGCTACCATAAGTTACTAGCTAGGCAGTGTGAATCAATTTATGTTAATGTTATAGACACTAGCGAGGGTTTAGAGATTGTTAAAGTATTAAGAGACTTTAACAATCTAAGGCCAATGAAATGGATCTTTAAAGCCGTACCGCCTGGCGTATCTCCTAAATACTCAGGCGGGGCAAACTGGATACTTACCTCAGACGATGTAGACGTACAAGTCCTAGACAGCTATCTACCATTTGAGGGCGTCACCGGTAAGGCCGGGCACTTCGCTAGGACTTGCTGGCTTAACCTCATTTCTAATCCTGTGAGAATTGATTGAGTGAGATAGTATTAAGAGCTTTAATACCCGATGAAGCTATACAGGCCAGCCGTGTAAACAACGACTCTCTACCTGATAAGGCCTGTCAAGTTTCTAAAGATGCTACGATTAAAGTGCAGTACCAGCAGGGTGAAGCCTTAATAGACTGTAAAGTAATTCAGCAAAGGTTTCATAAGGCTACTAAGCAGTTCTACTCATACAGAGATCCAGCCAGCATAGGCGACAATTACTTTTATAATCTTGCAGTTACTTTTTCATCTTGATTCGTCTAAGTAGTATGTACAGTCTAGGCCATGGAACAAAATACTCCTATAAGCACGCTAAGTATAACTGTGCTTTCAAAACTATTCGTATGCCCAAGAGTTCAGTATAACAGACTAGATAATCTTCAGATGCCCGGCTATTACATAGTAAGTAAGAACAAAGCTATAAAGAATACAGAAAAAGCTGTTGAAGATTATAATGCAATATCAAAACTATGCGAATCTGCTAGGTAAACCATGGATAATATTACGTATTGTGCCGCGTTAAGGCCTAATGACGATTTACAGTCTAACAAATTTGAAAACGACAAGTTAGGCGGCAAGGGTTCTGTTATCTCTCGCACAGCTGGCATAGTTGTACAGAGGGAAGGAGCAGACGGTAAGATGGTTAACGAGGGAGCCCTTGTCAGTACTAGGCAGGAGGGCGCAGCCGGTGTAGTACTAGCCAGGCGTGATCCAGCTTTAAACGGTGACGCCCAGTTCGACAGGGTTGGAGTCCAGCCGGTTGTTAGAGAGGCTACAGTCCTATCTGGCACAGAACCAATCAGAGATGAGGGGCCAGCCGCCCCAAAAAACAAGAAAGTCAGAGTAGACAAGAAAGCCGCACCAGCTACACCGCCTCCCCAAGTTGCAGCACCTAGACCAGCTATACAGGAAACTCCTAAGATGACACAGCCTGAAAAGACTAAAGTACGCGTTAGACTGTCAAATGAGGCCATGGGTAGACAGACTGTTTCAGTTAGAGAGGTTAGTGTAAGCGACACAGTTGTTATATTAGCTTACGACAAGGACTCGGACTTCGTAGTTGAGCCGCCGATATGTGGGGCAGATTCACCAATTACCGTCAATGTTGGTGAAAAGACCTATAAGTGTCTTAACATAGGCGCCACAGCCGACTTAGCTGATTACTTCTTGGTAATACTTATCAGGATGATTGAGGATACGAAGGGTGAGTAAGACTAGCTACATCCTTGCCTAACATAATAACTGAGGCAAACTTAGGTTAATACTATGGCGTTTTATCCATCCCAGCCAGGCTCTAAAGAAGGTTCATTCGTCCCAAGTCCTTGGCTGGACTATGCTTCTTTAAGCATGCCAGACAGCCACCAGCTGATCCTCTGGTGGAGTCAATACATTTGGAATTTGGACGGCACATACCGTACTGCGATGGAAAGGGTTGCCTCGCATTTTATAACCTCTGTCCAGTTTCCAGATCTTGAGCCAGACGAGGAAAACTCTTGGAAGGATCTGTTCCTACATGGGATGGACTATAAGACTGAATTGTTACAGATAGCTAGAGAGTTTCTTTGTTACGGTAACGCTATCATTGGTCTGTATCTACCTTTTAAGAGATTTGCGATCTGTAAGAATTGCGGCACTGAGCAGCCCTTATCCGCTATTGACTATAGACTAGAATTTTCCGCTAGAGCCCCGAACTTAATATGGCATAGGAAGGAATCCTGCCCTAAGTGTGGTAATACTTCTCCCTATGAAATTAAGGATCGCAGAGACTCCGACCTAACCAGGGTAGCCTATAATCGCTTTAACCCAATGGACATTGAGATTGCGCAGAATAAGCACAGTCTACGCAAGGACATATACTGGAAGATAAGCGAAGAAGACCGTAAAGACTACAACAGCAAAGCTAGAATCCATATTGATGACACACCTTTGGAGGTTTTAGAGGCTGTCGCAGTCAACGGTAAACTAAAACTAAACCCAGACCTAGTGCTACACATATCTGAGCAGCCTATAACTGGTATTTACTCGCGTGGTTGGGGTCTTCCTAGAGCCATAAGCAATTTCCGTACTGGTTGGTTGCTACAGCTTACAAACAAAGCCGATCAGGCCTGTGTGTTAGACTACACACTAGGCATGAGGGTTATAAGCCCAGCACCTACTGCCGGTGGTACAGATCCCATGCAGGTTCAGGGTAATCAGCAATTTGTAGACAATATTCAGGCGATCATAGGTGCGCAGCGCAAGAATCCTACATCGTATCACACCGCCCCGTTCCCGCTTAACTACCAGTTCATGGGCGGCGAAGGCGCTACGCTCATTACACCAGACAAGCTAAAGTTTAGGCAGCAGGAGTATCTTAATCAGCTAGGCGTGCCTTTAGAGTATCACCAGGGTACGCTGTCTGCTCAGGCTGCTCCAATGGCACTCAGGTTGTTCGAGTCTTATTGGAATCATATACCAGCTATGTACAATAAAGTCCTAGACTGGACTGTAAAGACACTGGCAAGGGTATATGGTCTAGAAGAGACTGCAGTTCTCATGCAGAAGACTACTGTTGTTGATGACATGAACTACAAGTCCATGCTTATGCAGCTTATGGCAGGTAATCAGTTATCGCCACAGACTGCCTTCGAGCCTCTTGGCATCGACGCCTACTCCGAAGCTAAGAAGGTTATCAAGCAGCAGGAGTTCATTGCCAAGCTTCAGCAGCAGGCAGCTGAGAAGCAGAAGCAGGAAGAGGAAATGGGCGTCCTTAGCGGTATGGTCGCTTCCCAGACTCCTTCAGCGCTTCAGCAGGGCGCTCAAGGCGCTGCTCCAGGTACTCCGCAGGGTGGTATGCCTATGGGAGGTATACCGGGAGTTGGCCAGGAGACCCCGACTTCATTAGCTGAAATGGACGAACAGGCTACTCAGATCGCTCAGCAGATACTGCCTATGCAGGACTTTGAACGTAAGTCACAGCTTAAGCAGCTTAGAGAAGGCAATAAACAACTGCATAGTCTTGTAAAGGCCAAGCTAGAAGAGCTAAGAAGCCAAGCCAGGTCGCAAGGCGGACAGATGATGATCCAGCAAAGCGCTGGACAGGCTCCTCCACAATAATAAGATTAGACAACCCCTTTAGGAAATAAACATCATGGCAAATCCTCTCCCATCAGGTCCGGCTAAGCAGTGCGATGGCGCTACTGGCGAAGTAAAGCCAACCGAGTCAAAGATTAAGAAGACTCAGAAGCCAGGTGACGTTGAAAACGTTGGCGTCAAGAAGGCCGGATACGAAGACAAGCTTGTAGCCTTTGGTAAGAAGGTTGCCGGTGTATTAGAGGGTCTAACCCAGGGGACTGCTCCAGACTTCGTAAGCCCAGAAACAAGGCAGAACGCCGGCGCTGCTCAAGCTGGCACCCCTGAATCAGTTGGAGTTGCTAAGCCAGCCGAAAATATTGGGGCGCACTACGTAAGCGGAGTCCAGGGCGTTAAGGATCTTGGTTCCGACTATCTAGGTGCTATGAAGGCCGGTCATCGCGGTGCCTGGGCTGGTACAGGCGCTGCGGCGGCTCTAGGCGGCCTGCTTTTATATCGTATGATGAAGCGTAAGAAGAAAGCGGTCTAATGTCAGTTAACGACAAGGTTGTAGCCTTCGTTAAGTTTGCTCAAGAGCAAAAGTTTGAAGGCTTTGGCGCCGAGCTAGACGATACTAAGGACAAACTAGTTAAGAAAGACGACTCAGCATACAAGGGGCGTAATCTAGCAGAGGTAGTAGGCGACCTTGATACCATGAAGAACCCAGAGACAGCCTCTAAGGCTATATCTGGCATGGCTAAAGCAGAGGGGTCTGGACTTAGAAATCCAGCCTATGCCAAAGATGGTTTTGTGTCTAATGAGGCGCTTCTACAGCAGCTTGTGTCAGACAGGAAAAATCTAGCCCCGTCTAATAAAGACTATGCTGGAACGTATCTGAAGAACCCAGGTTTGGCTGTAAGGGATTTTGCTGGCGCGGTGGGCAGAGGAAATACCCCAGCAGCTATAGGTGCAGGGGTGCTGGCTGCAGGCGGTATAGCCGGCCTATACGCCTTATATAAAAAGCTTCGTAATCAAGACTAGCATAAGGCCAGTCCTAGACTGGCCTTAATAGTTTACTAAGATATAGCAATGCCATCTAAGATAGAAAAGACTATAGGCCCTGCGAAGGGTACTACAACGTCTAGGGCTTCTCAGACTAAGAATCTGTTCGCAGCCTGGGAAAAGTTACCAGCTGGCAAGGATGCTTATAAGCTAGCTTTTGAAAAGATTGCTGAGGACATTAATCTAGACGGAGACCCTTACAGCTATCCAACACTACCAGGTGACAGCAGCAGACCTATCAAACCTACTTCGTCTGTTTTAGGCGATATAGGCGTCGCAACAGGTGTATCAGCTAGAAACCCCTGGGTAGCTGGCGCTAATATTTTAGGTGGTCAGCTGGGCAGTATTATAGGGTCTAGGTTTGAGAAGGCCGAGCCCGCGCCTTTCCAGAGAGTAATAGACGCTCAGAGCAAGCTAGTTCGTAAAGGCCTTACACCTGCCTTATCAGACGATCAAGCAGCCATAAACAGGTATTACGCCGATATAAACAAAACTAACGTGATGGATGAGCTTCCATCTAAGAGTTGGTGGGAGACGGCTAAGGAGCTACCAGCACAGCTTATACCTTCTCTTATAGCTAGAAGAGCAGTGACTCGTAGAGTTCCAATCACCAAGGCGGTTGGCTCGGCTGCTGGTCTTGGAGCAGGCTTATCAGCCGCCGGAGACGTTGTAGCAGATGCAGTTGCTCCAGGCGAACAAAAGCTAAACTTAGCTAACGCAGCTAATACAGCAGTGGACTTTGCTGCCCCCACGGCTGTTGGAGCAGGTACAGCACTTTTAAGGGGTGGAAACGCCCTACCAGGCGTAGCAGGTAGACTAGGTAGGACACCGTTAACAGCAGCGGCTACTGGTCTACTTACGCAAGGTATTAACACAGCCAGGTACTATGCAGCATCACCAGAAGAAAAGCAGGCTATAGCTAATGAGACGCTTATAAACGCTCTAAGGCAGCGTTCCAGGATTGACAAGTCTCCAGTGCTAGGCAGGCTAGGCGTGGCTGCTGACTTAGCCACGGCAGCCCTTGGTGGTGGTGTTCATGACGTTGACGCAGCTAACGCAGCCTTGTTTGCTGGAGATACCTTAGCTGATACTAGACAGAGTATAAACGAGACAGCTAGATTAGCCGCCTCGCAAAACCTAAAGAGAGTCTTAAAAGACAAAACACTCTACGAAGATGCCATAAGGGGTAAGAAGTAATGAGTCCATACTCTCATGTAATTGCTAAGCTTATTAAGAAGGCAGCTGAGGGCGATGCCAAGCTAGAAGTTAAGCCACCTGTGTTACCTACTAAGGCAGTAGAACCGGTTAAACCAGTAGAGCCCGTTAAGCCAGACGTACCAGCCGCCCCTGTTGCTGCTCCTAAGGTAGACACGGTTCCTGTCCCAGCTGCTCAGGTTGATAAGGTTGTTCCACCTAACGATGATCCAGTTGAACCAGCTGTAACAGGCTTAAAAAGCTTCATGACACTTGACGGTCTAAAAAGTCTAGCTGATAAAAATGTAGTACCTTTAGTTAAGAGCGTTGCTGATGGTAGTATAGTTAAAGGCTTAGGAGAAGGCATTACGTCAGCTGTAATGAACGCGCCAAAGGCTATAGGCGGAGATAACAAGGTACGCCAATGGGTCAATGAGCATAGGCCGAAAATCGACCAGACTATAGCGTATGGTCATCAGCAAGCTCTTAAGAACATAGAAGCCGGAAATGAGGCCTTAACCAAAGATAAGGACATGGCTGGCGACATATGGAATTGGGCTAAATCGGATTGGAAGAATCTTCTAATACCAGCAGGTGCTGTTGCCTTATTGTTTGGAAATAACTGGGTAAAAGCAGCCGGCCTAGCAGCTATGGCTTGGGGTGGTGCCAATATTTACAATCGCATGAAGCTCGTAAAGGATGATCCCAGAGTACACCAAGCCATATTAAAGTACGCATCAAACGGGTTTAAGGATATAGAAAAGGAGTTACTAAACGAGCCACCAGAGGTAGCTCAAGGCGTAAGAGACTATATGGCGTTTGTAAAGTTAGGCGGCAGAGAGTACGCTGAGCGTAAGATGCGAGAGCAAGCACAAGCTACTTTCGCTGGTAAGAAGGGTATAGGCGGTGAAGACTTAGCAGCAAGGTTCGCTCCAAAGGCTTAATATGACTTTACAGGACGCAGCCCATCAAGCGCAGGTCTCAACTGCCAAGAACTCTATATTTGATAGCAATATGAACTGGTGGGACAAGCTCACACAGGTCGCCAGTATTAATAAAGAACTTTACAAGTCTGACAAGCCTAAGACGTTCGGCACAGTACTCAACACAGCTATGGGCGCTGCTTTAGGTTACGGCTTGTCCAAGGGTGTGGGTTCTCTATTTGGGCTAGAAGATCAAAACCAGTCAAACCTTAATCAATCAGGGGCATTCCTAGGAGCACTTATGGGCTTTAGCAAGTCAGCATCAGACACTGCAGACACAATCATCGGACAGCGTAGAGATGCTTTCAGGTACGGCTTCATGAAGAGGGCTATGGAGCGCGGATTTGTAAAGAACGCTATGAACCCCTTGTCAATCTTTATCGACCCTATAGTTGGCGCAGCTAATCTAAGTCGCAGGTCAGGCTCAACGGCTGGCACCATAGCTGGCACAGCTGACGCTGTTGACGAGACCGATGAAGACATTACTAGGATGCAGGTAGAGAGACAGCTTCTAGAGCACGAGCTAACTAAACTTAGAGCTAAAAGAACTAATCAGGCGCTTAAGGACATTCTTGCAAAACGCAACAAGCCAGTATAGTCCTTGTCATGTATAACAAGATGGTAATTCCTAAGGGCATGCCTATTGCCAGGCACGTACCTAGGCCAGAAGTCGAAGTACCGCCCGGTGAGCTACCCTTAATACCTAAGGACGCTTCTCCAGAGAAGGCAGTACAAGAAGTATGGAAAGCTCAAGTTAGAACCTTTGACTTGTCAGACGAAGAGCAGCGCTTGGACTATGAAGCCGTTTGGCAGCGTGTAACTGATGGACAAGCCAAGATATCACCAGACCATAAAGTAGAATTTCATAACGGTAAATACATAGCCTACTTGCGCTGGGCCGACTTTTCTTATAAGCTTCCAACATGAATAAGTCCGCCGCGCTAGACAGTTTTGCAAAGGCTTTACCGTACGTAGCTCTAACAGCTGGCGGTGTTGGCGCTCTTGGTAGAATAGGTAAGGGTGTTCTAGACGTAATTCGTAGAGACGACCCAGAGGCAGGCCCCGTATCTATGCCTGAAATGGCTGTACCAGTTAGCAAGACTCGTCTAGAAGTAACTCCGGAAGAGGCTGCAGAGCTTCGTAGGAAGGGTATTAAGGTTAAGAAGGTCATCAAGAAGGCTACGCTAGACGTTGGGCATATCTCTAACGTTGGTCTAGGCGCGGCAGGTGCGGCGGCTTTACTAGGCGCCTGGCATGGTACAGACGCTTTAATCGACAAGATTCGTAAGAGTAAGGCTAAGAAAGAGCTTGAAGATACTAAGAAGAAAATCGTAAGAGTTCTTAACGATAACCCAGAATCGGAAGACGAATTAGCCCTACACGGCATGATGAAGGCCGCTGAGGATATCTACTTTGCCCCAGCCCTACATAAGTTGGCTGAAGTTAAAGAAGCTAGTACGTTTGTTAATGATATAACTGGTGCTAATAATCCTATTTTAAGAGGTCTTGGAATAGGCATAGGCGGCACAGCTGTATTAGCTGCTGTGGCTGCTTATCGCAACGCTACAGCCAAGAGCAGATTCCTAGCTAAGGCTAAGGGTCTTAAGAATCTTCTCAAGAATAAGGCAGTCGAAACGCCTGTTGCGTCCATCGAGCCAGTAGTTATAGAGGAGCGCACAGGCTCCCCAGCAGATCAGGCGGAAGCTAACGCTACAAAGGTAGGCTAACTTGGCCGATACATTTGAAACAGGTCCGCTAGACCCAGTAAAGCCGGAAGTGTCCTTCCGTAGTTTTGACGATATTGATTCAGAGCGTGAAAATATTTATAACAATGCTATAAAGGCTTTGTCGGAAAGAGAGCCTTTACAGAACGCTACGCACAGACTAGAGCTAGCAGATATTGGTTACGATGGACCAGCTGATTTCAGTATAGCCAAGGAAAAAGAGGCCATACTAAAGCGCAAAAGTCTATATAGGCCTCTAAAGGCTACTATGCGTTTGTCAGACTTAGCGGGTAATATTATAGAAGAAAAGAGGATGACAGTCGCTAACGTACCGCATCTTACTGGCAGAGGTACAGTTATAAGAAATGGTATTCCATATGTTATAAGGAACCAGGCAAGATTAAGGCCTGGTGCATATACTCGTAAAAAGAAAAACGGCGGAGTAGAAACTCACTTTAATGTTAAGCCAGGCACTGGTAGAGGCTTCAGAGTAGAGCTAGAGCCGGAATCTGGTCTGTTCAAAATGAGGATAGACCAATCCACTACGAGGCTATATCCAGTACTAAAGAGTCTAGGCATCTCTGACGAGGAGATGAAGGAAGCCTGGGGAGACGAATTATTTAACCGTAACTTCCGAGCAGAGTCTGGTAAGGACGAACTAGACCTCGACAAGGTTGCCAAGAAATTAGGCAGATCCGATTTAGATATTCCCCCTGAACAGCTTCCGCAGGTTATTAAAGATATTATTAACAGGACAGAAATTGATGAGGAAACTAGCGAACTTACTCTAGGTGAGAGAATCAAGACGCTGTCTCCTCAGATCCTATTAAGGGCTACCAAGAAGCAGCTAGATGTAGCCAACGACAGAGCCGAGAGCGACAACAGAGACTCGCAGGCTTATCAGTCTTTCCATTCCGCAGAAGATTTAGTAGCTGAGAGGCTTAAGAAGGACCAGATAAAGGCGCTCAGGACTGCTCTGTGGAAGGCGGCCAGAGAAGGCTCTTTAAGGACTGTACAGCCTGGACTGCTTGACAAGAATATTGACACACTGTTTAACGGGTCTGGCCTTACATTGCAGCCAGAGGATAATAACCCTCTAGACATTTACGATCTTAGACAGGGCGTGACAAGACTTGGTGAAGGCGGTATAGCTTCACAGCAGAGTGTTAGCAGAGATGCTCGCGGTATACAGGCTAGCTATATTGGTGTAATAGCCCCTGAAAGAGCACCAGAATCGAGTAACATGGGACTAGACCTACGCGTAGCCGCAGGTGCTAAGCGCGGCAGCGATAACAAGCTTTACGCGACTGTAAAGAATATCAGGACTGGTCAGCTTGAAACAGTCTCGGCAAGAGATTTAGCTAGTAAGGTTGTAACATTCCCAGGAGAGCTTAGCACTCCTGATAAGCGTGTACCAGCTATCAAGAACGATAATATTGTCTACGTGAACAAAGATGAAGTAGACTATGAAGTACCGTCAGCTAATGGAATGTTCTCAAAGGCTTCTCTGCTTATACCACAGTTCGAGGGTGTAAAGTCTGGTCGTCTGCTCATGGGTGCACGCATGAGTGTTTCTGGTGACACAGCTGTACTTATTCGCAGACTAGACGGCACAGCTTATTATGGCCCAATTGAAGGTTACGTATTTACGCCTGGCGACAAGTCTCTGTCCATTAACAAGAAAACATGTCAGTTAGAGTGGATGGACATAGTAGGTTTTATACCACACAAGAACGTAAAGAAGATGTACAGGGTAGAATTAGCAAGTGGAAGGTACGTTGACGCTACCGCCGACCATAGCTTTGTTACCATTGGAGACGACGGTTACCTGAAGAAAATGTATACCCAGGACATGGTTCCAGGCACTGCTATTCCGATTGCTGGTGTAATTCCTGCTGTAGGTAAAGAGTTCACTGATAACTGGGTTGTCAACGGTGGAAACAAGCATAATTCGCACAGCGGCGCTGAGTTTAAGTTGGACTTCCAGCTTGGTTGGATACATGGAATGTACTTATCAGAGGGATACGGCTGCGGAAATGACAGGAACGGCGAAAAAACGTATGTCACGTTTGCTAACTGTGACCTAGACGTTCTTGACAGAGTGGCTAAGTTCTTTTGCGATATAGGTATAGGCTGCAAGCCAATGTCCGGTAGAGCAGATGGAAAGCTAGACAGAGTAAGAGTATACTGGAAGCAGTTATACGAAAAGCTTAAAGAGGACTTTGGCGATGGTGCTTATAACAAGCGCATACCTGGTTGGGTATTCTTTGCTCCAGAGGAATTCAGGAGAGGTCTACTAGCCGGGTACATAGCTGGAGATGGCGGTGTACAGCGTCGTAGAGATAGAGTTCGCATAAATGGATCAAGCAGGAGTAAGGAGCTTATAGTTGGGCTAGGCAACCTATGCACTTCGTTAGGTATAGCCACCACGCAGGACGAACGCGAAGTCAACACCGGCCCAGGCGGGGCAGTGGCTACTCAGCATTATTTTGAGGTTAGGTCTGAACACACATCTTTAGTACCAACTTTGTGCTGTGAAAGAAAAGACGCAATAATAAGGGCAGCAGCCCCATGGTCCGGTAAAAAGTCAGCAGACTGGATGCCTATATATGCCTCGCTAAAGCAGCAGATAGTGGGGCTGTCAAGCCGACGCTCTACGGCAAGACATAAAATATACGTAGATCAGCACACTAAACAGTCAGTAAAAGAAGCGCTTGGCGAAACAGCCGCGTCAGTGCCATGGCTTAACTCTGGCGTTAAGTGGGACAAGGTTAAGTCAATTAGGCAGTTAGATGAATCCGACTACGAGTATGTATACGACATAGACATGGGCGATAACGTGTTTATGTGCGCAAACGGTATCTTTGTACACAATACCCAGCAGGCTGTTCCGCTTATTGAGCCTGAAGCTCCTCTCGTGCAGACAGCAGACGATGATGGTACTTCCTTACACTCCAGCATGTCCAAGTTCCTAGGAGCTAAGCATGCCCCAGCAGATGGTATAGTCACAAGAGTCACACCAGACTTTATAGAAATTTCGACTAAAGAAGGTAAGAAGATTGTAGATCTTTATAACAACTACCACACTGGTCGTAAGTCTTTCATGCACAATGAGGCTCTTGTGCAGCCTGGCCAGTCTGTGGCAGCTGGTCAGTTACTAGCTAGGTCTAATTACACTGACAAGAACGGTGTAATGTCTGTGGGTAGGAATCTCAGGACAGCCTATATGACTGCTGAGGGTGACACAATTGAAGATGCCTATGTAATCTCCGAGTCAGCTGCCAAGAAGCTAGGTGCTCAAGCTATGTATAAGTCTGAGCTAGATACTAAAAATCTGCTCAGTACTAAGAAGGACGATTACGTAGCTATATACGCCGACAAGTTCAATAATGACCAGTACAGCAAGTTAGACGATAGTGGTATCATCAGGGTTGGAGAAACTGTAAAGGCTGGGGATCCTCTAATACTCGGTATAGGCAAGAAGCCGCAGAGTATGGTTGGTGCCGTCATGAACACTCCCAAGTCTTCTCACTCAGACCTAAGCCAGACCTGGGATCATAAGTCTGATGGTATAGTGACAGACATTGTAAACACTAAAGATGGTATAAGAGTATACGTTAAGTCCCTAGACAACGTAGACCACGCTGACAAGATTTGCATGCGCTACGGTAATAAAGGCGTAGTTGTTGTAAGACCAGATGACCAGATGCCCATAGACGAAGAGGGTAACACAATAGATGTTCTAGTAAACACAAATGGGGTAATCGGAAGAATTAATCCGAGTACGCTAGCTGAACAGTTACTAGGTAAGGTGGCAGCCAAGACAGGCAAACCGTATGTAGTAAAAGCCTTTGGTACCCCAGACGTTGCTGAGTTTGCTTTAAACGAAGCGGCCAAACACGGCATTAAAGAGCTAGAGACTGTAACAGATCCAAGAGACGGTAGAAAGATTCCAGGTATATTTGTAGGCAATGGCTATGTCATGAGGCTTACGCACAAAGCGGAAGGTAAGATGTCAGCCAGAGATTCCGGTTCTTACACCACATCAGGCTACCCAGCCAAGGGTGGTTTTGAGGGCAGTAAGAGAATCTCGCTTATGGACAACTCTGTTCTACTCGCAGCAGGGGCTACTAACTTCTTAAAGGACGCCAAGCTAGTTAGGGGGCAGAGGAACGACGACTACTGGAGGGCTATTAGAAACGGCGAAGAGCCAGTTCTACCTGACGGAGCTATAGCGGACCAAGAGTTTCTAGACATGTTAACAGCTGCTGGTGTACACGTTCAGAAGGACGGTACAAAGGAGAAGCTCAGGCCGCTTCTAGACAGAGATGTTGACGAGATAGCAAGACACGAAATAGGTAACTCAAAGACTTTTGATTTTGAGTCGATGGAGCCTATCAAAGATGGCTTATTCGACATAGGTAAGACAGGCGGTGCAGACGGCAACATGTATGCCAAGATCACGCTTCCAGAGAAGATTCCACATCCACTATTCATCGACCCAATTCAGAAGCTTCTAGGCATAACAAATAAGACCCTACTATCCGTCCTATCTGGTCAGGAACAGTTAAACGGCAATACAGGTCCAGCGGCTATTGAGGCTGCTCTAAAGGGTGTAGATATCAACAGGGATATGGAAGCCTGTAAAGTAACTATAAGAACAGGCAAGCAGGGACAGAAGGACGCAGCTGTAAGAAAGCTAAACTATCTGGCTGGTCTTAAGAAGATGGAAGTTAAGCCAGAAGAACTAATGGTAAGTAAAATTCCAGTTATTCCGCCTAAGTACAGGCCTATCATGACTGGAACTAACACAGACATGGTGCACGACTTTAACTATTTATACCATGACCTGTTAGAAGCTAAGCAGAACTATCTAGACGCTAAGAACGAAATAGGATCAACAGCAGACGAGTACTTAACGCTACTGAAGGCCGTTAGAGCCATAGCTGGCGCAGAAGACCCGGTCAATAAAGAACACGCAGAGCAAGGCGTAAAGGGTATTCTAAGGTATGCTATAGGACTAGGTGACTCCCCTAAGTTCTCAAACTATCAGAGACGCGTTATAGGCCAGTCGGTCGATCAGGTTGGTAGAGGTGTTATAACCGCTGACGGTACTTTAAAGATGGACGAAGTGGGCGTACCCTTTGAAATGGCTTGGAACATCTACAAGCCTTATATTATACGCAGGCTTGTCCAGGCTGGTAAGCCGGCTAGCGAAGCAGTCTTAGCAGTACAAAACAGGGCGGAGGATGCTAAAAAAGCCTTATTAGAAGAAGTAAAGGTAAGACCAGTAGCCTATAATCGTGCTCCAGCTTTACACCAGTATGCATACTTCGCGGGGTGGCCAAAATTGACGGATGACCATGCCATCAGAGTACCCTATACATCTTACGCAGGCTTGGGCGCTGACAACGATGGTGATGCCATTAACATACACGTTCCTAGCACTAGAGAAGCTATTAAGGACTTAGAAGACAAGCTAATGCCCTCTAAGCGCCTATTCTCTTCAGGTAACTTCCAGGCCCATATGCTGCCTATGCAAGACTACATAGCCGGTATGTACTTAGCTAGCCAGATTAATACTAATGAGCCTGTAAAGACTTTCCAGACTGTGCAAGATGCCAAGAGGGCATATGCTCGTGGAGATATATCAGCTAGAACGCCCATTAGAGTACTCCAAGGTTGATTATCCTCCATAGCTTGTAAAACTAACTAAGACACTACCTTAAGGACACATATGACTCAAGCAGCCAGACTTTTCAAGCGCGCACTAGCCGAACACCTAACTAAGACTGCTTTTGTGCCACTAGGCAAGCACGCGCAGCAGGCGCCTGGCCCAGGTGGAGCACCCGTTGATCCGGCTATGATGGGCGGCGATCCGGCGATGGGCGGCATGCCCATGGATCCTGCTATGGCCGGTGGAGCGCCTATGGACCCAGCTATGATGGCCGATCCCGCAGCTGCTGGCATGCCTATGGATCCTGCGATGGCTGGCGGGGCTCCTCCCATGGACCCTGCTATGGCCGGTGCTGCGCCTCCAGTTGATCCAGCTATGGGTGGTATGCCTCCTATGGACCCAGCTATGCTAGCAAGCCTAGCAGCGCCGGCGCCCGCAGCGCCATCTTCAGCCGGTCTAACTGCTGAGGATGAGCAGGTAGTTGACAAGATTACCAAGCGTACCATGGACATTGTGCGCCAGACACTTGAGATGGTTGGCAAGGCTAAAAAGCCTGAGAGTGCGGACGCAGCGGCACCAGCTGGGCAACCTGGCCCAGTAACTGGTATGCCTGGGTTTGATCCATCAAGCATCAAGGGTCCTCTAGCCTAATGAGACTTGGCAGCCAGTATCTACTGAAGGTGGCAGCCGAGGGAGACCAGGCTGTTCCATTTCTACCTCAGCCAGTACAGCCAGGTGCAGCTAGCTATCAAAGCTGGCTGTCACCTGGTGGCTATGCCGGCGTAGACCAGCAGGGCGTAGGCAACCTCATGCAGGCAGCCGTGCCTGTTGGACAGATGGTTGGCGGCGAAACTGGTGGTGCGGTTGCCGGCCTAACTGCGCAGTATGCCCCACTGCTATTTGGCAAGACAGACTTTTGGCAGAAGAACATAGCCCCACATTGGCAGGAACTAACCAAGTTAAGACAGATGGGTCCAGGAACTGGCGATCCTGGTAGAGTACAGGCTAGAATGAACGCCCAGCGCTACGCTGGCGGTTATGTTACTCCAGCTATTGGTAAGGCTATTATAGACTCGCCAGTAGCTAAGGTTCTGGACGGCCTGATAGCTGAGTACGGAGACAAGGTAGGCATCCCTAAGGGTTTTAGAATAGCTAATGCAGATCCAAGTACTATAGGCCAAATTGTAAAGCAGTTCAGTCCAATCATGCCAGAATTAACTGGTATGATAAAACAGTTTGTACCGCAGATGCTGATAGACGACTCAGGCCTACAGAGGGCGGCGCTACTGCTCAACAGAGGCGGTCACAGCAAGCAGGTTATCGACAGAATTTATGGCGATTTCTATAAGGCGCAGGGGGAAGGTAGGTTCCCGCCAAACGCCGCTCCAGAAATGATTTCGCATGCAATGGCAAGAGCAGTAGAGGTATATGGCCCGAATGCTACGGTTGACCATGCTATAAACCTATCAAGAGCAGCACAGGCAGCTATGGGGTCTGGCCTAATAAACGCTAATGATCCTAATGCTATGGGTAAGGCTCTTAGAATGGCTTCTAGTGGAAATCTAGCTAAGCGCGTAATGATCGACCCATCCGCAGCAATGAACGAGTTCGGTGCTATTAGGCAGATGGCAGAGGGGACTGGTCTTAGCACTGATATACTGCAGTCAGTTGCTGAATCAGCTTCCAGGGTTGGTATGTCGCCTCTAGTGTTAGGTAAACTTATAGCTAAGAACAGCGCCCTGTTACAGCGCTATGCCGACAATCCAGAAAAGGCAGAAAAGATTATAGGCGACTCCATACAGCACTATGCTGCCCTAGGCAGAGGTGGTCAGTCTGGTGGGCTGTTAGCCTATGCAGCGTCTAAGAACAAAAAGTTAGTACAAAACGTTATAGCCAGAGGCCCAGACGCGGTAGCTAAATTCGTAAGAGATCTTTCAAAGAATCCGGCAGCTAGGAGAGCGTCAAGATATCTAAGTACTGAGGATATGGACCCAGCACTAGTAACTGATACTGCTATGGAAGGCTTACAGCTGGCTAACGAGATGCATAAAGCTAAGGTATATAGGAATAAAGACGCTACAAAGCTGTTAACACTAGCTAGGTCATCTCCAGAGAAGTTTAAAGAGTTTGTTGATAACAAATCCTACGCAGGCAACACACGAATGGCTAAGCTACTGGGTAGCAGAGGTATGTCGCCTAGCACGCTTGGTAACATGTCCACTTTAGGAATTAACAGGGACTCCGAAGACTTTAAGCCTAGGTTTACAGACGTGCCCGGCCTACAGGACCAGGCCCCTGGTGTAAGCTTTAATCAGCCACAGCAGCCGTTACAGCCTTTAACGCCCACACAAAGTCAGCAGATACCTAAGTTTAAGGTTTAACATGTTTGTAAAGATCATTCACGGGTCTGGTAAGGTGTATACTCTGCCTGCCTCGCAAGTGGTTATACATACCGATGAGGGCGAGCCAGTGGCACTAGCTTTTGAGAAGGCTGGCTTTATAGTTTATGCCTCAGCTAGCGAGCAAGCTTTTCATAAGGTTTGTGTCGATAACGGTATAAAGACTATAGACGTAAAGAACAAAGATGAGTGAAGTTACAAACATAGGCACCATCCTCATTAACGAGGCACTTCCTGAGGAGCTTAGGAAGTCTAGGCATAGCTTTAATAAGGCCGAAATAGGGAAGCTATTCCAGGTTGTAGCAGAGAAGTACCCCGAACAATACGCAGACATACTGTCTAAGTTATCAGATATTGGAAGGACGGCGGCTTGGACTGAGGGAGCGTCTGTTAGTCTCTCGGCGCTTAGAAAGTCTAAAGTTAAGGAAGCTTTGCTATCTGAAGCCAAGAAACAAGTATCCGCTATCATAAACGACGACGCATTAGACGACAAGGCAAGGGAAGAAGCCATAACAGGCACCCTGCTCCCACTAATGTCTAAACTACAGGATGCAGTTTATAAAGAGTCTAAGGAAGAAAACTCGCCCTACGTTATGCAGCTGGAGAGCGGAGCTAGAGGCAAAAAGGGTGATCTAGGATCAATGAGAGGCGCTGATTTACTCTCACAAGATCAGCATGACAGACTAATGCCAATCCCTATCTGGCACTCTTACGCAGAGGGATACACCCCAGCCGAGTATTTCGCGTCCACGTTTAGCCAGCGTAAAGGCGCAGTAGCCGTAAAGCTTGGCGTAGGAGATGCTGGGTATATGACTAAGCGTCTGTCTAACGCTGCCCATAGGCTAGTAGTGTCAAGAGACGCTCCAGAGCCAACAAGACTTCCAGTTGGCTTAGTTGTCCCAGCTGATGATAAGGACAATATAGGCGCTGTACTAGCTAGCGATATCGGTAATTATAAAGCAGGGACTGTAATAACTTCCAAGGTATTAAGCGATATTAAAGACGCAGGTGCTGAAGAGATTCTTATACATTCTACTATTACCGAACCGTCACCTGATGGAGGCATAAGCTCCTATGCCGCTGGTAAGCGCGACAGGGCCGGTCTGTCTACTATAGGCGACAATATAGGACTTAAGGCCGCACAGGCCATTGGCGAGAAACTGTCTCAGGGTCAATTATCAGCAAAACACTCGTTAGGCGCTAAAGCTAAGGCATCTAGGTCAGGCATTGAATATCTTAATAGGCTTTTAGACGCCCCAGAGGAGTTTGAGGAGGCCGGCCCGTTAAGCGAGGAAGACGGAGTCGTTGACAAGATTGAGGCAGCGCCACAAGGCGGTAACTACATTCACGTAGGAAATAAGAAGTATTATGCACACTCTTCACTGGCACCGACTGTAAAGGTTGGTGATCACGTAGAGGCTGGCGACGACTTGACAGATGGCGTACCGCATCCATCACAACTTGTCAAGCTTCGTGGAATGGGTGAAGCTCGTCGTGCGTATATAGGCTATCTTAGAGAGGGTCTAGAGAACTCAGGCGTAAGCGCCAATCGTCGCAACTTAGAACCAGTCGTAACAGGATTACTAAACTGGGCAGAAGTGACAAATCCAGATGGCATTGATGATAACATATACGGAGACATAGTACCGTTTAATAAGCTCAGCTACAGTTATAAACCTAGAAAAGATGCTAAGTTAGACAACCCTAATAAGCTTATAGGGCATTATCTAGAAGAGCCTGTTCTACACTTTACACCGGGCACAAGGATTAATAAGAAGGTAGCCAAGAAGCTGCAGGACTGGAAAATTGATAACGTCTACGCCCATCCAGTAGAGCCAGACTTCCAGCCGCACATGATAAGGTCTATCCAGTCTGTATACCATGACCCAGACTGGCGCACAAGGCTAGTAGGTTTTTACACTTCGTCAGCGTTTGACAAGGCGCTTCATAGGGGGGCAGAGTCAGACACGGATTCCACGTCTTACGCCCCAGCCATAGCCAAGCCGTCTGTGTTAGGCCAGAAGTTGACCAGTCTAGGTAAGTACGGTAGTGTTAAGTCCTTTCCAAAGCTAAAATAACAATTAAGATCTTACAACGAGTATACATATGCCAGAGACCAATAACACCATGCTTGAGAAGACCTTTGCAGACCTGGCATATGCTAGTCTGCGAGACAAAGCGTCGGGCCTTCTCGATTATCTCCTTGGTTTCCAGATGATTAAGTCTGAGGAAGAAGGTAAGAGAGCTATAGGCTTGTTTGGTTTTGAGATTGACGAGAAGGTGTACTACTGCCCAGTGTTCTTCCTTAATGGTGAAATTCGTGGGCTAGAGAGTGTCTACTCAGTCGACTCAGACCTGTTCCTACCATTAACTGAAGAGTGGGTTAACTCACTAATCAACAAGCAGCAGGTTTCGGTTGGTCAACCAGAGACCCGTAGCCAGGGTGAGCTAGGCGTAAGAGTGCCTAACTATGCCCGTCTTCGTATCCTCCCAAGCTCACATGGCGGCGTAAATCTTAAGGTAGCTTCAGCCGCTGTGGAAGGCATGAAAGCTTTTAGGAACGATGATGTAGAAGATCTCCCTAGTCTTCTCAAATCTGCCAAGATCGCAAACGCATTCAGGGCAGACCTCGATAGGAATGTAAAGCTTCGTGACGCTGTAGAAGTCTTTTATAACTATGCAGACTTCGTAGACGCAGATAAGGAAATTGTAAAGGTTGCAGCAGACGCTAAGCCTAAAGTAGTAATTATTACTTCTATAACTGACGAGAATGCAAAGGATCTTAGCGATAAGCAACGCGAACAGCTTATCTCTGGTGGCGTAGCTGCTATTGATAAGCGTCCAGAGGTTTCTAAGTCAATCCTATATACCACAGAGACTAAGCAGGTTCTAGAGAATCCAGCACGTGGTGGTATGTACGACGTTCTTTTCGCTGACGGGTCTGTGCAGGCCTGTCTAGTTATGCTAGGCACTGACCAGAAGTCCTCGGTATTTGTATATCGTTTAGACGATAAGAACTTCTGCAAAATTGAACCGCAGGTCGTACACGTTGTCAGGCAGTACTCAGATGTTGAATATGCTAAGGAGCTTGAGAAAGTCGGTCATAAGCCTAGCGAGTGCAAGCCAGGCGATATAGTTATATTTGCCAATGCAGACGGTGTAGCCACTGGTGCAGTCTCTCTACGCGAAAAGATGAACGGCCTTGACGATACTACAGTCTTCACCGCTTCAAAAGCCTGGATAGGCTGCTCAGGCGCTCCAGTTGCTTTAAACTTCCCAGGTAAGGACTGGCCTTATTACGAACATTTCGGCTATATTAAGAATCCAGCTGGTTCAAGGCAGACAAGGCTTGACCCAGTAGATAGGATCGAGACAGTTGTTGTTGGCGGCATTAATCCTAAGCCGGTGTTCCTACGTGGTAAGCTTGTTGTAAATGACAAGCATCATGTAGCTATAACACTTAGCCACTTTAAGATGGTTGAGAGAGGCGAGTACACGGCCGAAGAGAAGGACAACACCTACGGCAAGGAGCTAGCCTCCGCCGACTTTGGCGATTACAACACTATTCGCTCAGAGCTTCGCAAGACTGCTGAAGAGATCCAGGTTTGGAAGAACGACCACCTCATTACCCTACGTGATGGCGATAAGACACATGCCATGCATAAGGCTGCCTGCTATAACTACCTCATGAAGGCTAAAGGTCTAAGTGAAGAAGACGCGGCTATAATCATCGACAACGCAAGACCACATATCGACTCTTATTTCGTTAAGAAAGCTATGCAGTTTGTCGATTATCCTGATGAAGGTATGGACGAGAGCTACGGCAACGAAATGTCAGCCTTTCATAAGAGCCAGGTGCCTCTCCAGCTTACTAACAAAGTAACTCCGGAAGATAACCGTGACTTCTATACCTATAATAGTCCGTTTGGTGGTGGCGGCCACGAAGGTAACGGCCTAGGTGAGGAAGAGTCTAGTCCACTTTCCAAGGTTACCAAAGCTATGCAGACTGGTCAGAAGGACGTGTTCGATGCGTCTGTTTTAGGCTCACTAATCAAGTCAAGTGACCCAGGCGAAATAGTTGATAGGTTCCTACCCACTGTTATTGCCGGCATGGACCGTCTAGGCCGTATCCTCTTCCTAGCTTACTGGCACTACCCAGAGTTCGAGAAGCGCTACGGCAAGAACGACCTAGCCGAGTTCCTTGACAATCTCAAATCAACTTTTAGCAACCTAGGCGACCTAGTTACCTTCGCTAAGAAGCGCAGCCTATCCGGCGATCCAGATCATTACGGTCTAGGTATCCAGTCACAGGTAGAGGAATAATATGATTAAAACCTCCGAAGTTCTAACTCGTAAAGTTGCCCAGGACGCGGCTCCATGGCGTCCTGGAGAAAAGCCCAAGGGCATTCCGCAATCAGCTTTCAAGGGCAAGATAAATCTAAACCTGACTCCTTCAGCCGATAAGGTCTTTAAGAAACTATTTGGCGAGAAATGAACAAAACAGATATAGCTAGGGATCAGATGGTGCTAGCTCAGCATCACGTAAAGGATATCCAGGAGACAGACTCCAAGGATGTAGTAGAAAGCTCAGTTAATGATATCCAGGAGATACTTGACAAGCTTAAGAAGACTTTACCAAAGAAAGATCAGAAGTCAGTAACAGCGGAAAAGCTAGCTAACGTTATTGAAATCGACAGAAACCAAGTTAAAACATCTAACCATAAGGTACACAACATGATTCCCAAGACAGCACATGCAGAACTAACCAAGAAGGCCGCCGAGATCGAAAAGATCGACCGTATTAACGCCTTTGAACTTGGTTTCGCCAAACGCGCCCACGATGCGGGCCTAGACAAGTCTGAATATCAGGCTATCTACGAGATCGCTTGCAAGAAGCTAGAGGCTAAGTAATGGCGATTGCACCCACACGCCCTGACTGGCGTTGGGTGCGTGTTGTTGAGCTATCAGAGTATGTAGACTCGCAGGTACTCCCCCGTCTTAAAAAAGAAGACGAGGGAGTTAAGCGTTTGTTCAAGTTTAAGAGAGCTTTTGACAGAGGTTTTGGGTTCGAGGACTCGGCGTATTTGTCAGCCCACTCGTTATTTCATGAGTCCTTTCATCAGCGTTTAATTCTAGAAAGTCTTATAGTAGCTGGCGGAGCAAACGAGGACATTAAAGAATTTATCGAGATTGATGACCAAGATATTGAAGCCTACGTGTCAGCTTTCTTTGATATAAGAGGTAGAAAGCCAGGCACTGTCTGCTCCATGCTATTTCAGGGCTTTCCACACAAGGGGGCACACCCAAGTGATACACTTGGATTAGCGCACAGGATAGCCTGGCTATGTAAACTTGACGTTGTAAAGGAAATGTTAAGCAGCGGTGGGATGTCGGACTTAAACGTGCTTGCCATGCGTAAGATGGTTAATGACACCCTCATGAAGAACACAGCTGAGATAGCACTAACAGCCGCTACCAGAGGCGACCTAGCTCACGAGTTTGTAAAGATTACTTTAGATATTGGTAAGGATGATAAGGACGATGGTAGTTCAGGTTCTGACGACTATGTTAAAGCTATTGAGTCTTTCACGTCGGGTATAGGCCTAACTGTTGCCCAACCAAAGACTAATGCTACACTAGATCAACCGATTAAAGAAGCCCAGGTAATAGGAATAACCAATGACACTTGAGTTCATGTCTGATAAGCGCCACGACCAGCTTATGAAAGCTGGCGAAGATTGCATAGAGATGATGAACATTGGGGTCCATCCTGATGCAGCCCTTAAGAAAGTTGCAGCAGACTGCTGCATGACTGACAAGGAGGTAACCCTTGTCTCCGCAGCTGTTAACAATTCCAAGCAGCTAGCACATCTACAGACGGCTGATGCGCCAGACAAAGACAAGCCGTTCCCGCTTACCAATGCCGAGTCAGTAATTGGCGCTCGCTCAAAGGCCGACATCGACACTCTAGCAGACTCCTCAGACGACAAACAGGACCAACCTGATGCAGTTGAGATAGCTAAGAAGATAGCTTCGGCTGAAGAGACCTATGTAGAGAAGCGTAATTATCGTAAGGCAGCTTCAGACGATCTAGATATCATAAGAGAAGCATGGGCCGTCAAATCAGCTTCGCTACCAGTTTGCAACGACAAGAACCCCTACCACGAAGCTGGCCAGTGGAAAGTAGCAGCCGAGATGGCTTCGGAAGAGGCTACTAAGGCTAGAGATGTGGCCTATGCTTGCCTAGACAAAATAGCTTCGGCATTTACTAGACTAGATGCCCCAAGCTGGGCAGAGTTTGAAAAGGTTGCACAAAACTTAGAGGTTGAGCCACTTATTGTAGATGCTATCTACGAACTGGCTGGTATTACAACTCCTAGACATGCCAAGGTAGCTAGCGGAAGGATCTTTATCAACCGTGACATGGCTAAGCTTGTCGATCTTGTAAAGACCGCCAATAAATCTTTACAGGACTCCTCAGACTGGCTAGCTGTAAAAGAGCTAAATCTTACTAAGGTAGCCCAGCTACATAAGAAACTGGCAAACGATGAAGGTGGCAGCCTAGCTAGCAAAGTTGTAGCACCTCTTGCAGTCGGCTCTGCTATCGGTTCAGCGCTAAAGGGTACTCAGGATAGCCTAGCCGACATAGTTGACATGAGCGGTGAAGCTAAGGATGTATTTGGCGCTACTGGCGACCTAACTGTAGACGTTCCAACATCAGAGGCCGCTCTAGACCAGAGTTCTAGACAGTCCATAGCTAACAGCCAGTCAAGAGCGTCAGTAGAAAAGCTTTTAGCTGACAACTATATAGGTAAGCACGACTTGCCTGACATTGTTGAAGCGTATAACAAGGCTATGTCAGTTAATCCAAGGTTTGGCGATGCAGAGGTAGCCGCTTTCGTTAGGCAGGATCTGGCTTCTAAGGGTGCTGTCCCGCTTGATCTAATGATTCGTGCGTCACAGGCTCACTCAAAGAATCAGGGCGTGGAGGCCTAATGTTTGCTAAGCAGGCTGCTGATAAGATAGTTTACGACTTCTTAATTAAGAAGGCCGACGAAGACTCTGAGGATATGCCCGCTCCAGACAAGGAGAGGCGCAAGAAGTTTTGGCTGACACTGGCCGCCCTTGGTGGTGGTGCTGCAGCTGTTGGTGCTGGTCTGTACTACGTTAATAAGAATAAGGAGTCCATTGGCAATTTAATAGCTGGTAAGCCAGACACGGACGAAAGAACAGCCCTACAAAAGTTTAGAGAGGATACGTTCCCATACGCCGGCGCAGCCGCTCTGGCTGGTGGACTAGCGCCGCTGGCAACTAGACTACATCCATACGCTGGCGTAGCCGGTCCTAGAAACGCTAACCCAAATTCAGCTATTGGCTCAGCTACTGACAAACTAAGGACTTTCTTAGGAGGCAATACACCCGAGACCAGGGTGGGTTTAGCCGAGAATTTGGAGGCTACTAAGGCCAGGAAATGGTACGACATAGCTCCGTATAGGACAGGTAAGCCAACAGAGGCAGCTGTTGAGGCTAGAAGCGCTATCCCGGACGAAGCCGAAAGGAATAGGCATTTTAGAGAGATAGCCACCGCGCTCCGTGAGTCAGGCACGCCGGCTAGCAAGCAGGTGCCAGGCAGTAAGTCACATGCCCTATCCGAGCTAGTAGAACAGAAGTCCATTCCAGACTATAAGCCCAGGTGGTTAGTAGGTAAGGATGTAAATACTGTAGACGTGCTAAAACACCAGCTAGGCAGGTATGAAAGCCTGATGGAAGAAGAGAAGAAAACAGGCAAGACGCCCGCCGAGCTAGCCCACATACGCACTCTAGCTACAGTAAAGCCAGGCGAGGTAATGCCTGTCACAGAACTGCGTAGAGCCATAGCAGAGGCTAGCAGAGGCGGTACAGTTAGATCTGGGCTTGGAAGGGCGGCCCTAGCCGTACCAATCACTAGTGGTATAGGCTTAGGTATAAACGCGCTGCTAGGTAAGGGCGAGTAATGAGTATTGTAAAGCTTATTACAACCGACTCGTACGACTTTGGAGATCCATCCACAAGTCTAGTACCTATTCATCGTAAAGGTGTAGACAGCAACTGGATGACTAAAACGGCTAGTCAGTCCGGTTTAGCTAAGGCAATCTCTGAAGTTAAGCCAATGCCTGGAAAGACTGTAATTCACGTTATAGCTTTAGGCGATGAGGAAAGATATGGCGCCAACCGTAATTGTGACGCCTTTAGCCGTAAGGATAATGTAACAGCACATAAGACGTTTAAAGATATTGGCACTGTTTTCAAACACCACAAGCATAACGACCCGTCTTTATCAGTTGGTGACGTACTAGCTACTTCTCACAACGACTTAATGGACCGTATTGAGCTTCTACTAGCTCTAGACAATAAGAAATGTGAGAAGGAAGTTAACGCTTTAAATAGTGGTAAGGACGTACCACTAAGCATGGGTTCTAGCCAAGAGTATGATGTCTGTAGCGTCTGTGGGCACAAGGCTCCGGAAGCTAGTGACCATTGCGAGCATATTAAAAACAATCTAGGCGAGGTTCTTAAAGACGGCTCAGTCGTTTACATGAAGAACCCTAATCCCAAGTATTTTGACATCTCTTTAGTTTGGAAGCCAGCTGATCGTATTGCTTATACACTCAAAAAGGTTGCATCAGCTAATAGAGTTATAGGCGGCCACGAACTGGCTAAGGAAGCAGGCCTAGTTTATCCAAGCTTTACAAAAGTAGCTACAAAACAAGCGATAGCTGAGATAATCAAGCAAGTACCTCTTTCAGTGCGTAAGGCAGCTACTCCTAATTGTGTTCACGAAGACACTATTAAGAAGCTAGCCAGTGCTTGCAAGGCTTACGGTACTAGTCAGGTCTTAGCAAACTTGACAAAACGTGGATTCATGCTCTGCCCTAAAGATTTCGCCAGCGTTATAGGGGCCGATAATCCCGAGCTAGCTGAATCAGCTGATAAGGTTCACGAAGGTATTGACGATATACTAAACGATCATACAGAAGTGGACCTACTCAAGGAGCCGCCAACGGAGGAACATATACCTCTTGATGAAGGCGTGGTAAACGACCTCTGCCAGAACTGCCAGATGTCGGAAGAACCTGTTAGAAAACGAGTTATGTCAGTCACCATTATCAAGCCACCAACTATGAAGGTAGCGGCTAGTACTGTGGAAGGGCATGGACTTGCAATGCTTTATAAGCACTACAAAGTAGCATTCGCACACAGGCACCGTGATAATCCAAAAATCTTTGGATCGGTCGCTTCGACATTTTAATATTGCATCACTTTAAACCTCGAATAACTTATACACACCTATAGGAAACATAACCATATGAGCACCAAGAAGATCGCAGCTGACCTGGACGCCATGATTAAGCGTGCCAGTGAAAAGAAGGCGGAAGTCCTCAAGAAGACTGCCGGCATCAGCGCTAAGCTTGACGGCGCCGAAGACGGCACCTCCCCCTCAACCACCGGCGAACAGGCCGCTGACAACAAGAAGGAGTCCGGCAAGATGCAGGACAACTCAGTTGACGGTGGTGCCAAGGACAACAAGGAAGGCAAGACCCTTGAAGTTGCCACTGATGGCGCTAAGGCTGTTGCCACTGACGGCCAAGAGGGCGGTAAGTCCGAAGAGTTCAAGGTCAAGAGCGAAGAGAAGCCAGGCGACACCGAGAATGTCGGAGTTAAGGTAGCAGCTGCTCGTAAGCTAGCCTCAGACCTCAGTGCTCTAGCTGACTCACTAATTGACCCACTTGGTAAGTTTCTAGTTAAGGCAGCCCGCGCATCAGCAGACCCCAAGGTCAAGACTGCTGCAGAGGGTATGCCGGATGACCAGCTAGCCGACCAGGCATCAGATGTTCTCATGGAACAGCTACAGTCAGGTCAGATCAGCGATGAGGAAGCAGAGCAGATCCTACAGGAAGCCGTGCAGGCTGGTGCGATCAGCCCAGAAGAGATTCAGGAAGCGGTTGCTATGGTCGGCCAAGAAGGTGCCGCTCCAGCCCCAGCAGCTGATGCAGGTCTACCACCCGTAGAAGCTGCTCCAGTTGCCCCAGTTGCCCCAGAGGCCGCTCTACCAGAAGAAGGTGTAGAAGACCCAGTTCTAGAAGCTAAGCTAGCCGCTGCTCAGATCGGTCCAGACCATCCCGAGTATCTAACTAAGCTAGCTCATGTTTACGAGGATGACATCGCTGCTGGCGCTGCTCTATTCGACAAGATCGCAGAGGAGCTAATCGCTGCTGGTGAGAAGGTCGAGAATCCAGCAGAAAAGAAGGAAGAAGTAAAGGAAGAGGCTAAGGCTGAGGGCGAGCCAGTAAAGGAAGAGGCCGCTGAAAAGCACGAGGCATCAGAG